ATTAATGTCTGAAGTACCGTTTAAACGCACTGTCGGTATTGCTTTGGTTTTGAGGCAATTGCTTACAAGTTTTGACACGTTAAGCTTTAATTTTTCAACGAAAGCGTGCTTGTCAGAAACAAAAAGTTTCGTCTTGGCGATTCGCGCCTTTTGCACGCTAGTGAATGCGCCACGGCCCGCAGAATAAAGACAAGCGGCACGGCACGCTGGCGACGCAAAAAGACAGACATTGATGACGTTGGAAACGGAAGCTGGTGCAAGATATAGAATACCGGTGCGGTATCCTTTAGATTGACCTTTGACGGTTTTGGCGTTGGTGTCGATTGACAATAGGTTTTTGGTCATGGGATTCAGAATTGAGATTTGAAGAAAACGAAGAAAAATGCGTAACCGGAAACTAGATAGGCGACGGTAACGAATAGGATGGAAGCGAGTTTGCGGCGCATGGGGTTAGATAGCGTTGGTGTCGATGAAAGCGGCTTGAGGAATGACCAGATTCAAAACCCAATGTCCCTCGTCACCGTCGCCAGATTCGGAAACATGGACGCGTTGGTCGTCACCGAAAATTGTGACGCTGCAACCGATACGGTCGTAGTCTACATCGACGAAACGGGAGCGCAGGAAACCGACGGCGGCGTCGATTGCTTCAAGCGACGGAAGGGTTACGGTGACTAGCTGGGCCGTGGCCACGCTATCGGCTACTGCGGTGAGAAGTGCCTCGCTAGTGAAGATCGCGGTGAGTTCAGCTATGTTTTCTGCGGTGACTACGTCGCCAAGGCCAAGGTCCGCAGACTCTGGAAATAGCTTGTCACCGATACTTAGGCTGCCGTTGAAACCGTCTTTTTTGTTCATGGAGCGACTATGGGCAACGGAGCGGAAAGAGTCAAAATAATTTTTGCTTTTTCTTTTTAGAATGGAGAGAAAAGGCCGGTTTCATTGAGGAAAACGAGGGAAAAATTTTTGAGACGAGAACCACTGGCGAAGTCGATTTTGAAATTTTTGAGCGGGGAAACGTGGGGTTGCAAGCGGTTGCAATCGGAGGTTCAAACCGCCAACCTCTAGGAATGACGGCTAAGGAATGGGAACGGGCGAAAGCTCTCTATGTGTCGGGAAGAGGATGGAAAGCGATTGGAGAGCAATTGAAGCTCAACGTTGACACTCTGAAGAGCAAGGCCAGCAGAGAAGGAGTAACAAAATTAAGGAAGGAGACTGAAGCAATTATCTCTTCAGAGATTTCTGTAAGGACAGAAAAGAGTCTTGAAGCTCTCTCTGCTCTGGTCCGTGGAAAGCTTGCCGAAGACGCGTCTTCGACACTAGAGAGAGTGAACGGTTATTGTCTCGATGGAATTAAAGACGAGGCAACCAGAGAGCAGATAATTGGATCAGTCGCTAAGCGATCAGCGCTTGTGTTTGGCTGGTCAGAGCAAGGTGAAGCGACCAGCGTCTCGATTAATCTGTTAGGATCGATGCCGGACCGCAGCTTGGTTGAGGTCAACGTAAGCGAGTCGCGCAGCTCGGACAGCAGCTCGGTTTGAAGTGAATATAACACACATAGTGCATCACGTAGAAACTTATAATCAAGATAAGTAAATCTAATGGGACAAAAGGATTGTTTTTTCTAGGATTGGCACGAATATTGACGTAGGACCTGGCACCCCCTTTGCGGGGGGGGCTTCGTTTACGATACCCCCCTCAAAAATTTTCCGTCTTTTTGACCATGTTAAGTAAAATTAAAATTGGTCAAGTTATTTCTCTCAATCAAGCTGAGAGGAAGTTGGCCCACTTCGTGGCTAAGAATCGTTCCGGCAATAATCGTCATTTCAATCTGACGAACTTGAAGATTAGTCCAGAGGACGCTTCGACGGTGGATCTGGAGGGCATCTGCGGCGAGATAGCCTTCTGTAAGCTATTCAATGTCTACCCCGACATCGACACGGATCGCGAGCCTCCGCACCCGCTCTACGACGCGATTATCCCACCCATCCCACCGGGCATTCGCATCGATGTGAAGACGACGAAGTACGAGAATGGGAAGCTGCTGGTCGATGCGCGCAAAGGCTCGAAGACCGACGGCGTGGATTTCTATGCGCTGATGACCGGTCAATTCCCCGGTCCGTATACGTTCAGGGGATTCATCGCGAAGGAACATATCATCCAGCCGCACAGGATCGGAACGATCATCAAGGGATACAAAACGTACATGGCGGATCAGAGCGAGCTAATCGAAAGCATTCCCGATCAAGACTTATTCTGATTGCTAAAGGCGCACCAGTGTGTCTCAGTCCGGCTATCGACCTTAAGCAAGGCGGAGGCTTGGTCAGCCATCGCAAAACTGTCTAAGCGGCAATGACGCTCCGCATCGGTCAGCGCGTAGGTCCGATCCGCCATCGTTTGATGGATGGATAGAATGGCCTACCAAATGCAGATAACGTCGGTTTAATTTTTTCTCAATATGGCTTGTCCCAATGTCTTCAACGCCTTCGCCGTAGCGACTGAGTCGCTCGCGCAGGACGTCTATAAACGCGCCTCGTATCGCTCGATGTGGCTCAATATGATTGAGCGCGGAGAGTATCCTCAAGGTACTGGCTTGACCCAGACCTCGTTCAACACGACCAGCATCGAGCCGACTTCGGCTGATCAATGGTCGGCCATTACGCTGGCGACTGGTAACCCCGGCTCCAACGGCGGCGCTTGCGATGTCACCTACAGCGAGGTTCCGGTTGGTTTTAATTCCGTTACGTGGAGTCCTGAGCGTTTTGCGCTGAAAGGTCCGCTTCTGTGTAAGGATGACCTGACCTATGACCACCGCGTCGAGGCGTTCTTGCGCGTGTACTTGGAGAAGCTCTCGATCCGCGCTCAGCGTTCTTGGGAGGTTCGCTATCAGAATACGTTCGCGAAGTTCGCGATCAAGGCTGTGGCCGACTCGTCCTTTACTCAGGTCGAGACGATTCCCTCTGGCGTGAATGAGTTCCCGTGGATTCAGACCGGATCGGCTGGTCAGGCGCTCAATCAGTCCACCTCTGAGTTGACTCAGGAGATGCTGGATGTCGCGGCTGCTACGCTGATCCGTAACGGTGCGACGAATCCTGATAGCTCCGGTTTTATATCGTACAGCAGCGATGGTCCGGTATTTCCGCTATATATCGGCTTGGAGGCTTCGCAGCGTATCGCTCAGAACAACCCCGCGTTCCGCGATGACTTGCGCTACGCTGATCAGGGCAGTGGCGCTGGTGCGGAGTTGCTCAAGCGGATCGGCGCGAACCGGGTGATTAAGAACTATCGCCATGTTCCGAATCTGTTCCCGCCCCGCTTCACCTATGCCGGTGGCAAGTACACGTTGGTGCAGCCGTTCACCAGTGCGAGCGGAACGAAGGGTACTGTGTTCAGCGTCAATTCGAGCTGGACGACCGCTCCGT